AGCTGTTTGATTCCAGCTGTGTTGGCGCTTCAGCAGGCCCAGGCGGCTTTGGCACAGGCGAAAGCATTTGAGCAACACCCGACAAGGCTAAATAAGCGCCAGCCTTCAATAGGGCGATGGAACCAAACGCAGTAGCTGAACCTGCTGCCGCTCCAATGCCTGTAACCCCAAACGCCCCCGCAAAAGCGCTGCCCGCTCCAAAGGAAACAGCTGATAACGCAATCAACGCAACCCCTGCCAAAATCATTCCGGCACCACGACCAGCTCCAGTCAGAACAGGCGTAATGCTAAAAATTTCACGTTCACTCCAAGGAGCAAACATTCCCGATACATCGTCGTTATGTACTTTTTGTTTACCGACCGTCACTCGATAAGCAACGCCTTTCTTTTCGCTATCAATTAGCCACTGCTCTAGCTGCGGAAAGTTTACTAACAAGGCACGCATTGCCTGAACAGGCGTTTCAGCAACAAACTCAAATCGAGTTTGGCCAAGCAGTTCGCGCAGTGCGCCGTAGACCTTAACGACTTTCATGCCTCAGGGCGCAGGCAGTGTTCTTCAAATAATACCCGCCGTAAACGTCCCTGCTAGACAGCCTGCCCTGCACATGATGCAAGACCTGCTGGTCACCTAGGTAAATCGCTGCATGGTTTGGCACGGGAGACACAAGGTGCATTAAAAGCGCATCACCACGTTGCAGCTCTGCAATCGGAATCCGCCTGAACCCTTCCTTCTCAAAGTTCTCCAGATACAAATTCTGGCCGTGCTCCCACCACTTGTCTCGACGCGGATAGTTCCGCAGTTCAAGTCCAAACTCCCGCTTGTACCAGTCGCGGCAGAGGCTGTAGCAGTCCACCACGCCGTGGGAGAACTCACGGCCCACATACGGCAATTCAAATCCCTCAGGCTCGCAGTAGCCCCAATTTCCGGTGTTCGGATTAACGATGTGCCAGGGCAAGCCACTCTGTTCGCACGCAACGCGATCAGCTGGTGAAGGATTGTGGTTTGTTGTTGGATGACTGTGGATCACTGCAACGATTTCGCCTTTGTCCTCCACAGCTGCATAGTCAGACGGATCAAGCACAAAATGCTCATCTGGCGTGTCAGCCAAGTTCTTGCAAGGGAAATAACGACGCTTGCCCTTAACTACAGCAACCAGACCGCAACATTCTTTAGGGCTTTCTTCTTTTGCATGAGACATAATCAGACTCATGACTGAAGGCGGCAGCGTCATCGGATTAAGCCTGCTCCAGGGAACGATCCGAACGGCAGTTGATTATTCTCGCCAAACCGTTTTTTGCAACTACTAAGCCGTTTGCCACACGCATCCTGTGCCAACGTTGCAACACTATTGTTGTTCACGTCAAAATAGTTGCTGCCTGTGTAGCTGCACTCAGAACTGCGGTACTGCCATTGGCAGATGTTGGCCACGACTTGGCGGTTGGGAAGTTCCTTGTTTGACAGATCAAACTTACTGGCCAGTTCAAAGCTGACAACATCCCGTGATTCATTTGCCTTGCGATCTATAAACCACTCCTCGACAGGAAACGTGGCGTATGGGTCAGCAGCCGACTCGCCATCAAGAAACTTTTTCAGTGTTCTGATTCGTTTGACCTTGGCACCAGTGAGGTCGTTGCCGGGTGTGGTTACATTAACGCCCAGCAAAAGGGCTGTAATCGCTCCGTCTAGGTTGGCAACTGACAAGGTTGGACGAGGCAGTGTCCCGCTGTTTGTGTACTCAAATCCTTCAGCTTTAACGGGCAGACGTACATAATCATTGCCGTTCCAAGTGATGTTGCCAGTTACGCCAGCGTTAGACCCTGCGTGCCAACGCAAGATGTCAGTGCTTCCGTGCAGCGTGTTGTCATAATGCAGCTCGAACAGTTCGATAATTGCGTCTACAGCAAGGCCAGACAGATCAGCGTAAATAGAGCTGATTGCTGTCCAAACGACTGTATTGTCAGTCAACGTGCTGCCAATGTCCGTTGGCCACGTTGGCTCTGAACTGCCCGACGTTCCGGCAGTCGTACATTCGAAAACTAAGCCGCTGTTCTGTGACGCTGTGGCGCGTCGAACGTCACCAACAGCAAACGCGGTGCTAGCAGCCCAAGCGGTATAAGCCATTAGGGTTCAAAGACTTCGCGGAACGTTGCCTGAATATTGGCACGGTTTAAATAAGGAATCGACTTGCTCCAGTCTTCACAGACAAATTTAGAGCTGCTGCCTTCGCCTGGTGGCGTGAAGTCAAAGCTTGCATTGTCAGCAGCGCGAGCATCGAGAAACGTTTCGATGGTGTCAGCATCAGTCTCTGATACCTCAAAGGTCAAGCTGTAAATCTTGGGGTTCTGGTTAATGCCTAAGCTTGTGCGTTGTTCGTAGCCATCACCGAAGCGCACCGTCCGCACCACCGGGGAGCTGCGCTTTTGAAGCCCATAAGTTGGCGTGATTGAAGGGAAAGTAGCCATCAGGTTGCGAGAAGACCGCCAGGACGTTTTTGTTTGACCAGCTCAGCTTGCACTGCAGCGCCAAGCATTTTGCCGAGTTGACCTGCTTGGTCCTCATCCCCTTCAACAGAAGAGCCCGAAGCATCGACATTCACAACGATGTTAGCCCCGCCAAAACTGCCTGATGGCGCAATGCTGCCTGTCCGGCCAGGGGTAAACAACTCAGGGCCACGCTCACCAACCATGTAGGACCGTCCCCCTTGAACAGTTCCGCCGGACGCCCTGTTACCGCCAAACAGTTTGCCAAGGATGCCGCCTTGCTGGCCAAGGAAGCCAAAGCCCTGGTTAATGCCCATGGTGAGGAACTGCCTTCCGAGCTGCTTAACAATGTCTAAGGCAGCCTCGCCAAGAGATTTAGTCCCTTCTATCGCGCCAATGATTGCATCGGTCACGTTGGTCTTAATAGCATCGCCCAGCTTTTGGTACTTATCAGCCAGCTCATCAGCCGATTTCTTCGCCGCATCATCTAGCTCTTTCTGTTTGCGCTTTTCTTCGCTGATTCCATAGTTTTCATCCAACACCTTACGCAATGGTTTGAGCTGCTCTTCTGTCAACAATGGGAACCTTGTCGCCAAGTTTTCTTTTTCAAACTGCAAAGCAAGCTCTCGTCGCTGCTCCTCAGTGGATGCCGCCTCCAACCTTCCTTTCTGCCTAAGACTGACAAGTAATTGCTCAGCAGATTGCTTCTGTCTTGCCAGTGCTTCAGCAGCTCTCTCTGCATCTGTCTTCCCACGGCCCTTTGCCCCGTCTGTCAAATTGCCAGTCGGGACAATACCGTTTGCAGGGACATCAACAGTTGGCGGTTTTGTTGCGGCAGAGGCAGCCTCTGCGGCGGCTACTTTCTCAAGCGCAAGAGCTTCAACTGCAGCCGGATCAGCTTTTCTTGTCCCACGCCCCATCGTGCCGCCTAGCTCTTTACGGGCCTCCGTCCTTGCCCTGTTCATTCGGAACATCTTTCCGAGTGCATCAGTTGCGCGCACAGCAGCTGTGATCACGCTGTTGACTAACTCAAGAATCCCTTTGATTGCTGGGCCAAGAACTTGATCAAGCCCTCGAATCAAAGTGCTAAGACTGTTGACAATCCTGCTGATCTGGGAGGAGACCGTTTCCCCCATGATGTCTGCAGCAGCCTCAGCAGCTCCGGTCGCGTTTCGCTGGTTATCTAGGTTCTTGTTAAAACGAACCAGATCATCATTGATCAAAGGCATCAACGCCTTCAACGCATCGACAGATCCAAACAGTTTGGTGATCTCCACCTCGCTGCCGCCTGTCTTGTCAATTACATCCTCAAGGAAACCGCCAAAACCTTTGGTCTTGATCGCCGCACTGCTGAAGTCCAGGCCCAATCGTTTCGCTGCCTTCGCTGCTTCGCTCGTCGGTTTAACAATTGAGGCGATGACTTGGTTGATGCCTGAGAACGTACTTTCAACCGGCACACCTTGCGCCGTAACTGTAGAGATTGCCGCGTTTAGTTCATCAACGCCGACACCTGCAGCCGCCGCGATCGGAGCGACTCGACCAATCTGTGAGGCATATTGACCGACAACAATTTTACCGTCGTTTTGTGTCTGGATAAATCCATCGACGATCTTGGCCACACTGTCTGTGGTCAAGCCGAAAGCGTTCATCACGCTGGTGGCTGCATCTGACACCGTGGCAATGTCAGTCATGCCGCCGACCGCGCCAAAAGTAGACGCCTCCAAGATCTTGGCTATATCCGCAGCTTTACTAAAACCAGCAGAAGCAACGTCGTAAGACGCAGCCAAAAGTTGATTGCTCGACGCCAAGCCTTTGGTGTTGGCAACCACGCCGACAAGCTGACCTTCAAGCGCCTCAGCATCAACGCCAAGAGTTCTTACCGCAGCCCTTGCCTTATCCGCTTCAACAAAACCTTTGACGCCAGCAGTCAGAGCCCCAACAGCACCGATCGCCAGACCAAGCGGCCCCAAAACCGCCTTGAACGCAGCACCCAGCCCTTTAACAGAAACAGCTGCGGCACCCATTCCCTTGGCCGCACCAAAGCCAGCAGAAGCCATGCCACGCATGGTCCCCTGGGTGCTCTTCATCGCACCCTTTGACCTTTCTAGGGTTGCGTTTAATTTTTTAGCCGCGATGTTGGCACTGTTCAGCGCCTTGACCGCCTGGGTCGAATTAACGCGGAGCTGAATGTTGCTGACGACCACGGCTGAACTTCAGCGATAGGTGAAGTCTACCGCCGTTGCCGTTTTGCGCGCTCCATTGCTTTCTCCTCGTTCTCGGCTTTCACCTCGTAAAACGCAGCAAAATGAACAAGCTCCGCATCGGTCAATTCCGTGCGAAGCCTGCTCACAGTCATGCCTAACTCGCAGGCCAAGAAGAACTCAAAATAAGTCCAACTGTCCTGCTTCAGTCGTTTTTTGCCTCATCCAAATCAGCCTCTTCACCGAGCCCAAACAAGAAAAGCTCAATCTCGTTAAGCACGCTCTCAGGCAGCTGTCGTTGAAGCTTGGCAGCATCAGCCGCAGCAAATGCTTTAGTCCCATCTTCCAGCTCGGCCATTTGACACAGCATCTGTGTGCTGATGTCCAAAGCCTCGTCAGTGCCAGCCAAGCTCTGAGCCTTCTTCCGATCAGCTCTTGTGATCGGCTTGAAGAATAATGTCGCCGCTACAGAGCCATCAGGCTTTTTGATTTCAAACTTGCGACGCTGGTTGAGGTCAAACGCCCCAACCAGCAGATCAACAGTGCGATTTCCAGCAGGCATTTAAGCGACACATTTATCGCTTAAACTATAGCCTCATCACTCAAGGTTAGAAGTGATGGTGCTGCTGGTGATGAAGTTGCAGGTAGCAATAACCAATTCACCCACGGTTGAAGTGATCTCCATGTCGGTGATGATGCCGCCAAAGGCAACCGAATCCGTGCCGTTTGTGTTGCCGGTAGTGAACAACTCAAACGAAGCGTCAGCCGTATCGCCAGATTTGATGATGTCTTCAATTAAGCCAGCCTGGCCAGTTGCGTCGGGGTCGTAAACCAGCTCGACGGTGCCAGAACCGCTAATCAAGCTGCCAACAAACTGGCGGAAAGTGTTTCCATGAACGGTGGTGTCCAGGGTCTCTTTGGTGATCGACAGACTCCAGCTGCGAGTGCCAACCACAGTGGCAAGAGTGCCGCTGCCAGTCTCAAATTCAACAGAGCCAGATTCGCCTCGGATGGTGGCCATGGTCAGAGTTCCTCGATGGATTCAAAGGTCACACGGACCTGAGTTTGA